TCTGACATATATCCTCCTTTATCCGTTTGCCAATGTTTTCCATGCTCCACGGTTCGCTCCGGATTTTGCTCTCCATTGGATTTGTGTAGCAGCACTGTAGCCTGCTGTATTTGTTCTGAACAAGTTAACCTCTAGCCAGTTTCCACTGGCTTCCGCCATTATTCTTTACCCACAATTCTCCGTTAAAAATTGTAAATTCTACATAACCTGAATCGCTGTACATATCAATGCGCTTGGAGTACATCACGCGGCTGTCGTTCCTTGTATCTGTGACTTTTCCAAGGATGACATATGTGTCAGCAATCTCTTCCACTAATACCCTGTCCCCGACAACAGGCCAATATGATTCCAATATGAGGTATTTTTTTGTTGTCGGTGCACTCTCTCCGTCTATCGTAAGAGACACACCGGAACCTGATGTATATGCACTGATTGTTCCCAAGATCATATAAACCGTCTCCTCTCCGCAGTGTGCCTCATCCGTGCGCTACTTATGTCAATCTGAATCTCATATGATTTCTCAGTGTAAAGACCTTCAATGAGATTGGTTGCGAGTTGCACCGTTGAGCCGTACTCATGCCCAGCTTCGACCTTGCTGACAAAATTGACTGTCTCTGTTTCTTGTTTCGCATCAAGCATCTCAGCCTTAACAGCTGCCTCAAGTTCTGCCTCAGAAGCAATGTTGTTGTATTTAATTACCTTTACAACTCTGTACCCTCTGCGCACCGTAGAAAGCAACGATTCCGCGTCATCGTTCACTTCTGTGTATGTGATCGGAATCTCTGATGGATTGCTGAGAACTCCAGTAATTACATTCGGCTTTTTGAACACATCAGTGTCCTTCTGGATCTCTCCGATCAGCTTGAAATCTCTCAGATCTGAATAAATGAAATCAGCTGTGGTCTTCTGCTCTTTTGCCTTCAGCACAATAAATCCATTGGCATCAGCATGAACAGGATCATAGTTGATTTCTTCTAAGAGTGTATTAATGATGGAAAGATATGTCTCTCCAACAGCAAACTCTCTGTCAATCTGTAATGTTGCGCCGTTCGCATCTGCGTTGATGTTAATCAGTCCACAGTCAGTCAGTAGCTGAGTTATCGTATCCAAATAACTTGATCCTTGTGCAAAATAAGCACGATTCTGAAGCGCAGCCTGTTTCAGCAGCATTGTTTCATCATAAGCCTCAACACTGTAGTATCTGCCTGTTTCAGCAAGGCTTTCTGTTGCTGTGGTGATTGTGAACAACCCCAGTGCGGTCTCCTGGTCATCTTCGATCAGGACAGGTCTGAGGCGGTCTGTGAACATATCAAATGACAGCTCTCCATTTCTGCCCATGTCATAGCGATCTGCATTCATTTCCATCCGCATCCCTCTCATGACTTCGGATGTTGAATCAAATCTGATCGTTATAGACCGACAGAAAAGCTTGCCGATCGGAACACCATTGCGCACAATTTCCATCCGAAAATCACGCATAGTCTATAGCCTCATCATGTTTAGTGACTTGCAATTCTGCTGTTGTTTCGTTTCCATATTGGTTTTCAACACGTCCAATCGCAGTGATCACACACCAGTCTCCATTACCGTAAATATCAGCATAGTAAACTGTCTCACCAAGTAATTTCTCAACATCCACATAGCCCTTAAACACGATGCTATAGCGTTTCTCACGCATCTTAGCAAACGTGTGTTCCGGAACAGATGCACCGATATATTCAGCTGTGTCAAACACAGCATTTACTTGGAAACTGATTCCGACAGGAGAACCCATGCGATGATTTACTTCGTAGATCGTACCATCCTCAGTGATCACTGATGTATGCTCAATCAGAGATGTAATTGTCTGACTGCTCTGCGCTCCATCGTTACCGCTCACACCAATCACAGTGTAAGTGTGTTCACCGTTGCCGAAGCGATCAACATAACTTCCGCTTGTCTGCGCAATAGTCACACCATCACGCTGGATGTAGTAAGTGTTGAACGCTCCGCTTGTGGAAATAACGATCTGTACACCATCAGGAGTTGATGACAATGTAAATGGTGGAGCTGTCAGCGTGCTTGCCACAGTAAAATCATTGCTTGCCCAGTCGGATGTTCTGCCGTACTGGTTGACTATTCTGACCTTGACCAGATATAACCCATCAGGGTAATAGTTATCAGCTGTGTATGTGCTGCTTCCGGAATAAATCATTCCGCTATCTTCAAGCACTTCACCGTTATTTAGAATCTGCACCTGATAAGCAATCTGATCAGCAGATGACCATGTTATTACTGGTCTGCTTGTTGCACTGATGGATGTGATTGTTGGTGCTTGTGGTGGTGCTACATTCACAAATGTCAGATCGCTGCTCCAATCACTCGCAACATCATCCTGATTGTAAGCTCTCACAGACCATGCAACAGTTCCAGATGTAGGAATGTTCACTATTGCCTGTGTTTCACTGCTCGTCACTTTCCCAGTTGAAACATATGCACCATCGTCAACTTTGTACCTCAGTTCGTATGCGCTCTGCGGTGTTCCTGTGGTGATGGCATATAACCATGTAAATGCGACATTGCCATATCCAACAGTGCCATTAGGACTTACTCCTGTGACTGTTGGTGTTGCATCTACTGTGGACACATCATTAAATGTCACAGACACACTGGTGCCGTCATCCGTGACGATGGTAGCATCCATGTTGTATGTGTTTCCTGTGGTTAATGTGTTCGCTGGAATAGTTACGTTGTTGCCTGTGAAGTTGATGCTTGTCCATGTGGATGCACTGGATAATTTATATCTGAGAGTACCGCTTTCAATAGTGTACTGTTCATCAATGTAATTGATTTTATTGGATGTAAATGTGATCGCATTCGCAACATCAGGACGAATATAACCACCCTTAAAAGAAGCTGAAATGCTCGGCGTTGCTTTAGATCCATAAGTATATGATGCTGATCCAGTTAGTTTATCAGTGTTTATATAGTCCCACAAATGACCATCTGGCCAGCCTTGGTATGCATTACCATACACCTTGTAATCGAACTGTCCGCTTGCTGAACTGGAGAATGATGCTCCACTGGATAACGGAAGATTGGAAACACTACCATCATTAAATATTGAATCAACTCTGTTGCCGTTTCCATCATACTGGACAAAAGTAAGAGCAAGCTTTCCTTTTGTATAGCCTTCGATAGTGGATGAAATGGATCCTGTTGTCCGTACAGTCGCAGATACACCAGAGTGATAATAATGTTTTTTTGATGTGTCCTTGCTTATGGTTAACTCTGCCATATCACTTCATCCTCTGCACTAACTGCGCTTGCTTCTTCATATCAATCAAATCCTGCAAGTCATTGATGTGGTCAACATTGACGGTCATGTTAGTCACATTTGCTCCCCATACAGAATCATCTGTCCATCCGTTAGCAGCCGCATTCGCTTTGCCCCATGAATAGTCAGAATTACGAACATAATAAGCCTTCTCTCCTGCTGGATTGAGAATCGTCTGAACTTCTCCTCTGTTCATCCAGTTGGATGCCTGTGATGCACTGATCTGAGTCATACCAGCTGTCTGACCACCTGTGTAATTACTCCACTGATCATTTTTCTTTTTTTGGTTCAGCATATCGATCAGCAAGATTGCCGCTTCAGCCGCCGCGGCAATCGTCGCCAGAACCGGCAGGAAACCGCCCAGCGCTGTAATTGTCGCCGGGATCGATGCAGTTGATAGCAGACTCAATCCTTTTGTAACTGTGTCAACCAGCGTGATGCCCTTCGATACTGCCGTCAGGACCGGACTGATCGCCGCACCAACCAGCAGTAATGTAGTGATCATTTCCAGCGTACCGCTGTCGAGATTCGCAACGAATTGCAGCATTTTGCCGCCAACATCCAGAAGCTTTTCCATTGCCGGAATCAGGTTTTCCGCAAGCCCCGCGCCGGAAGAAAGAAAAGCCTGCTGTGCTTTCGCTTTCAATTCATCAATCGCATCGTTGAACTGATTCGCCGCATCCAGCGCATCCTGGGACAGGATCAATCCGGCGTTTTCGGCTTCTTCGCCCATCTGCCGGAGCGCTTCCCCACCGTCGTCAATAATGCCGGCAAGATCGTTCGCGCTCTTACCAAAGATGTCCATAGCAGCGGTATCTCTCTCGGTTTCATTCTGAATCTGAGAAAGAGCCTCAACGGTATCATAGAAGATCTCCGTAACATCGCGGAAAGTACCGTCCTGGTTCCGTGTCGCGACATTCAGATCCGTGAATTTCTGTTCATTGGATGACAGCTGCCTCGTCATCTTCTGAGCCGCCCCGGTGATCGTCTCCATGCTTACATCGATCCGATCCGCTGCATACTGCATTTTCTGCAGTTCCGCAGTAGTAAAGCCTGTCTGCTTTGCGAGCGTGTTCAGATCGTCCGCTGTTGTGCCCGCCTTAACAGCAAGGCCAACCAGACCGGTCAATCCGGCAGCAGCTGCCGCCGACAGTGTTTTTGTCTTATCCGCAAGCTCGCCGGTTTTCTTCGCCGCATCCTGCAGATTCGGTCCCATCTGCCGCAGTTCATCGCGGTACTTTTTCAGGGATAGATTTGTCGATTCAATTTCACGCTTCAAAGCATTTTGCTGTTTGATCGCCGCTTCAGATTTATCCCCAGAGGCCTCCATCTGTTTCAGCGCTTCATTCAGCTCCTGCTGTCTCGTTTTGGTGTCATTGATCGCGGAAGAAAGCAGTGTCTGCTTCTGTGCAAGCAGTTCGGTGTTCTTCGGATCCAGCTTCAATAATTTGTTTACATCTCTCAGCTGTGTCTGTGTGCTCTTCAGCCGTGTATCTACTTCTTTTAAGGCATCGGTCAGCTTGACCGTATTGGCGCCGATTTCAATAGTAATGCCCTTGATCCTGTTTGCCATTTATGCCTCCTTTACCATGCGGCAACATCTTCAGCTGTCGCTTCTCTTACTTCCGGATTTTTGTTCTTTTCCTGTTCCTGCTCAGAATAATAATCATCATTTGCTTTTTCTACGAACATATCCAGAACCATACCTATATCAAGCAGATCAAGATCTGCCATTGTAAGCCCTATTTGTACACAGCGCAAAAGAAAGAGAGCTGTAGTGAACTCTCTTTCATCTGCTACTGATTCAACTTTTTTTTTGCTCTTTCAACGGCTTCGTTGGTGTGAAGCCACAGATCTATCAGATCCGGAAAGCTGTTGTAAATGGATAAAGGTTCAAACTGATCCAGCCATGTTTCCATATCCGGAATATCTGGATCCGCCTGCTTCGCCATGATATAAGCAAGATTTTCAATCGTCTCAGCAGCATCGTCTGGCAGTTCATTGCTTTCCTTTGCTGCCGCTGTGATCTTTTTCATGTCTCGCAGAATATCACGGTGGAACATCTGGCGATATCTGCGCAGCGTTCCGGCAGTGCATGTAAACGGAATATCACGGCCGTCAATTGTTATTACCTTCTCCATTTTTTTCTCCTTTTATCAGGCTGTTTTTGTAACAACCGCCTGGAACCAGTTCGCATACTTTGAGCTGGTGCTTTCAGCGGATGCTTTTACATAGTTGTCGTTGATTCTCGGCATAGCTGAGATGTTGATAGTTTCATGATCCGGTGTAATCGTTTCTGTTTTAGTTGTGCCGGAAATGCCCGGACGCGATGCTTTGCATCTGAACAGAGCGGTGCGCTTGCCAGTAACATTTGCATCGTCAGCAATTTCAAACTGCCAGAGCAGGGCAAACTCTTTCATGCTTGCCTTTGCATTTTCAAACAGCACATCAGCACTGTCTTTTTCTTCACCCAGCACATCCGTGCGGAAAGATTCAGGAAGCTCTTCGAGTTCAAGAGTTCCATTATAGCCATTGTTCAGCGCCTGCTTGAACCATTCCACATTATCAGCAAATTCGGTGAATTCTTCACCGGACGCTTCCAGGGAAATAGCGACAGCGCCAGGCATCGCAACAGGTTCGGCATACGTCAGCGCTCCACCTGTACCCTGTGTGGCAACAGCATAGTAGCAGTTACTGATACCGTATCTAATTCGCATTTATAGTAACCTCCATTTCGTAAAGCACTTCATACATCCTTTCTGATGTGATGTATGACTCTGTCTTATCGAAAAACATTTTGTTTGCAGTTAATACTGATTCAACTGCCGCCTCAGAAGCAAAATCTTTTTCGTCGGTGTACAGTTCAATCATCAGATTTGTAATCAGGCCATAATTGACATTATCGGCTGCATCGTCGTCTCGTCCTGGATAGTAAAAAATAAGATAAGGCGGCGCAGGTGCTTCTTTTACCGGCCACTGATAATAGGTATACGGCAGGCCTACGCTCTCGACCATTGTCTTAATTTCTTCAAAAGTCATTTGCTGTTTGCCTCCTCTATACCTCTTGCCAGCGCCAGCTCAAACTGCTCAATTGCCCAAGCATTGACATCCGAAATATGCGGAAACTCTTTCGACCTTCCGCCGCCTCGCATTGCGTGCCCATATTCAAGCAAATGAGTCAGCCTGTAATCTGTCGCATTGTAAACCGTCGCAAAAACTCCAATACGGGACTTCTTTAGCTGTGCGCGCCACCCTCTGCGGTAGCTTCCTGTGATGTCCTTAAAGCTCCCGGTTGATTTCTGCCTGAGCTTGGTTCTTGCACCTTTTGAAACATTGTCAGCTGCTTCAATGGTGATAGAAACAATCTCCGCACCGTACTCATCCAGCAGATCATTCATGTACGATGAAAAGTCTTTCGGCTGAATGGCTTTCCCTTTAGTTCTGGACATCTCCCTGCTTCCTTTCGGTGTAAAGCTCAAGCACATCGTCCCTGGCTTCATACGTCCTGTAAACGCTGTACCGCTGTCCTTTATAAAGCACAATCTTTTCGCCGCGGTATTCCGGTCCGAAGATCCGGAATCTGTATTCCGGATTCAAACCGTTACGGCCACCTTCAAACCACTCCGCAGATGATACAGACGAAACCTGCGCAAATACTTTCCGCATTGTGTCCGTTGCTCTCAGCACTCCGTACTTATCTACAGCGTATGTCTGGCCTATCAGATAAATAACTGCAGATCTATCCATTCGTGCCACCCCATACGGTATATCCGGATGACATGCTCAGCTGAGACTTCTGTTCATCATAGGACTTTTTCAGCCGGTCATATTCATCCGGCTGGCCGAAATGCATCTTGCAGAATGTGATCACCGCCAATCTGACAGCAGGATCTGTAATAATGGCCTTCTCGCCGTCCACGCCGGCGATATTGAGATCAATCAGAGCCGACTGCATCAGGTCAAGCAGTTCATCATCAAAGTCAGTTTCTGAAAGTCTCAGAGCCAGCTTTACCTTTTTCAACGCTCCAACCATTTCAATCTTGCTCATAACTCACCTCACTTTTCTTTTTTTGCTTTCGCCTTTTTTTCCGTTTTTTCTTCCGGCTCTTCTTTCACCGGTTCAGCAACTTTTTCCGTTTTTTCTTCCGGCTCTTCTTTCACCGGTTCAGCAACGTTCAAAGACAAAAGCCTGGCGGCCTCGTCATCATTGACAAGGACCACGCCAGGCTGTGCGTATACATGCGTTGCTGTCGTCAGTTTGACGGCAGGCATCAGGATGCCGCCTTGAGAACCTTGCAGAAGCGCAGCGGTGCAACTACACCGATACCGGCATACATGCGGCCTACAACCTTAACCATGTCTGCCTCTGCCTCTGTCAGATCATCAAACTTGAATCTGATTTCGTCACCGTTCGGGAAGTTCGCACGAACACCATCGGAGAGGTCGCCGACGATCATATATGCCTGTCCGTTTGTAGCGGCAGCATATGCAGGCAGTGCTTCGGTGTAAACAACCGGCAGATCATCAAAGACGTCGCCGACATTCGAGCCGGAGCTGGCCTGGATTGCCTTCAATGCAGCACGTGTTTTTCTGTGCATGATTGCCACGACATTAGTCGCTTCAGCAGACAGTTCACCTTCAGCAGTTACAATTGTCGCTGCATTAAGTGCAGAAGTCACGGAGGCAACAGCAGGGCCATTTGCTCCACTTGTCTGCGGAGCAGCAAGGATTGCTGCAATAACAATTGCAGCTGCTTTCTGTACAATTCTGTAAGCCAGTTCATCATAAACATAATCAATGAATGCCTGTCCTCTCAGGTCCATAACTTCATCGGAGATACGGATCCACTTTTTAATGGATTTCGGAACAAGAGTTACATATCCAAGTGTCAGATTCTCCTCATTCGGTGCGTCTGTACCTTCCTCATGAATTACCGCTTCAGATCCGGAGATTTCAAATCCGATTTTCAGGTTACCCGGCACGAAAGATCTGCTGATGTAACGCATCAGCTGATCGTTTTCCCAGGCTGTGCGGATACGATCCTCAACATAATCCGGAACCTCAACCTGACCATTCTGCGCTGCCGGTGCATTTACGGACAGCAGAGAGCGGCATTCTGCCGGATCGCCGGAAATAATGTAGCGTGCATACGCTTCCATGTATTCCTGTGTATTTCTTGTTTCGACATTGTTTGCCGGAGTGCTTGCAGGTGTGGCGCTGGTTGCAATCACAGTGCCGCCGCCGTTGGCAATACGATCACGCAGTTCACGTGCAGCTGCTGCTCTCTGTTCGATTGTTGCCAGTTCTGCATTCAGGTCATTGACTTCATTCTGCAGTGCTTCAACATCGACATTTGTCAGATCTCCGCCAAGCAGTGAGCGGATTTCATTGAGACGTGCAATAATCTGTTCTCTGTTCATTTCATTTCCTTTCCATACTGAGATCGATGCTCAGCATCAGAGCCTTTGCTCTTTTTTCTTTTTCCTGCCGCTGAAGTCGCTCCGCTTCAAGCTCGCGGATCACTCCGTCCGCATAGCTACGGGCAGATATATCAGTGCCATCATTCGCCGGGATTCCTACTGCAGAAACGTCGTACAGCTTTCCGACTTTCGTGATGGTTCTGATCAGTTTGATCGTCTTCTCTTCATCGTTTCTGATCTCTTCGGTCCGGTATTCATCAATCGTGAACTGCATGCTCATGCGGTCAACAAAGCCATTCTGTACGTCCCTGTACAGGCCCGGTCCAAGATCTGAACTGGAGAGATTTGCCCTAGTAAAAAGCCCGATATTATCGGGCTTGACTATCAATGTATTGTTTCTGTTTCTGGCCATCACTCTGCCACGGTGATCATACAGGAATATCACGTCAGACATGTCTGTCTCCGCAAATGCATTCCTGTCAATCACCTCAAACAGCGTTACTCTGTAACCGTTCCAGTCGTCATAGTGGAACAGCTCATATTCTTCATCAAATGTCGTTGCATGGCCTTCTACAATCATGTCGCCGTTGTTCTCATTTACATCCAGCGCTCTGAATTCAGGCCTCAGATCATTCCGCCGGAACTGATGGCCAGCTTCAATTCTTTTCAAGATTTTATCCATTTCAGGCATTGTCATTTCCTCCTGTTATCCCATCGCCTTCACGCGTAAATGTTCCGTCCTCATTGATCAGATAGTATTCTCCGCGGATTGTATAGGCCTGCCCCTGTCCATCTGGGAGCGGTGGCATATTCCAGATCTCACGCACTTCATCACGGTTAAACACCCCACGGTCAGCCATCTGACTGCTGACAGCCAGTTTTTCAGTTGTGGACAGGTACTGCATCCTGTTTGATGTCGCCATGAAATAAGTACCGCGCTGGATCTCGGAGTCCGTAAATGTGGCGAATGTCATTGCTTCCGAAAACTGAATTGCAAACGGTTCAATTACAGACTCATAAAAAGCAGTCCAAGCATCGCCGTATGCTTTGGACTGCAGGATATCTTCATTAACCGCGAAATAGTTATACACATTTTTGCGGATCTCTTCCCGTTCCTTTTCAGGAACAGTAAACGCTTTATTTTCAACCTGTTTAATGTCTGTATATGTATTCGGAAACAGCAGGATACCGCTGTTGTCTTTTTCGGTTTTCAGGTTTGCCTCGGTAAATCTTTTTCTTTCTTCTTTCAGATCTTCCGTTTTGGTGAAATTGTTCATCCTAGCCATGAAGCGGTATGTTGCGCCATTATGCACAGCTTCTGCAATGCCTTCATTGTTCAGATGGACCATTTCCATCGTCGGCTTCAGCGCTTTGTCATTCGGTTCCCCAAAGAAATCAGAACTGTACTGAAATTTTGTAAGGATAGTACACAAAGATAGTTTCTCCGCAGCCTTTTTCCGATCTGCAAACTCATATCGGAGCCACGGCTCCCCGTCCACCTCGACAACTTCGCACTTTTTTGGTAGCACCGGGAAAACACCGACCTTTTCCATATACTCGTTGTATACCGGCACGATCACCGCAGTATTATGCATATCTAGGATCGTACTGACACGATATAAGAACTGGCTCCATGTCATCCATCTATTTGGCCTGAATTTAATCTGTGTCTGCAGTTTTGGCTGAGCTGTACCAATGATTTCAACCTTCAGCTTGGAAATATGCCGTGCACGTGCATCAATTGCCGCTCGGACCAGCTCGCTTTCATAAAGCTTTCCATCCCATGATGTGAAGTGTGGCCGGTATGCGGTCAGCGTTTCAAAATATCCATCATACTCTTTTGCCGCTTGTTTATTTTCTTTCTTAAACAGCAAATCAAAAAAACCCATATTCCTCACCTCACTGTGTTTTTCAGCTGATATCCGATTTCTGAATTCCATTTCTGCCGTACAGTCATAGCGTCCAGAAGTGCAGCAGTTCCGTCTATGTGCACTCCAGCGGATACCTTGATCAGTCTTTTTCTCAGATCCTCCGCATTCTGCTTGATCGCAGAATCCAGCAGGTGGATCTTCAGCAGATCGTTATCGCCTATATGAAAGCGGCCGTCTCTCATCAGGCCGTCAGTCTCATCAATTACCGGGGACAGGTTAAATCCCTGATAAACATCATCCATATGAAAACCATAGTTCTTCATTTCCTGCGTGAGATATTGGCTGTTATATCGGTCATAGCCAACTTTTAGCGGATAGATTTCATACTGCTCAATCAGTGAAGTAAACCACTGAAAGCAGTCTTTATAATCTATAAAATTTTCTCCGGAAGGAGATAGGAAGCCCCTCTGTATATATGCTTTGTACGGCACTCCATCCCTTGCTTCCGCTTCGTCGATCCTCTCCCCAGGAAGCCAAAAGTGAGCAACAATATACAGCTGTTCTTCTTTCTCGATGACGATCAGCGCCGCCGTCAGGTCAGTCGTGCGCGACAAGTCAATACCGCCGACACAATAGCAGCCTCTGAAATCCTCAAGTTCAAAATGTTCACCGCAGGCTTTCTGTACATCCGTAGCCCGAAGCCATGCCATGCTGGAACTCTGCTTGATATTGCAGTACTTTGTCAGAAATTCCGTTTTTTTCGACAGAGATTCATATGCTGTGTCGATCTGATCCAGGATAAAATTCACAGATACAGAAACGCCCAGATTCGGAAGGCTTTTCCGCAGCTCATTGATGTCATCCCATTTATTCACATCATCGATCATGTAAATAAAAGGCAGCAGCCTTTTTTCTCGGCTGTTGCCCTGCAGGAATGATGTCGATCTCTTCATCAGTTCATCATAGATCCCGTCATTTTCGTATCCGGAAGAACTGACTGCAATCATCAGCGGCTCTTCTCTTGCACCGGTGCCGGACATCATTACCTCATACTGTTTCAGTCCTCTGGTCCCCGGCCAGCTGCTCATTTCGTCCGCAATCGTCAACTGCGGATTATAGCCATCAGACTTTTTGTCCGAGAATGCTATTTTTTTGATCGTGGTATTCGATTGCTTGATATAGTAGTCGGTTTTTCGTTTCTTTGTCCTGCTCTTGAAAGCAGGAGTGTTTTCCATGGTATACTCATATGCAGAATATACCAGATCACTCTGGTCCAGCTTCGGAGCTATGCAATAAATCTCTGATCCGAATTCACCGTCAACATACGCCTCATATTCCATAATGCCTGCCATGAGCAGCGTCTTTCCCATTTTTCTGCCCATGACAATAAATACTTCTCGGAACTGGCGTTTTCCATCCAGATCGACAACTCCGAATATGCAGGAAATCATCGCTTTCTGAAACAGTTCAAGTTTAAGAAGCTGTCCGCCCATCTTTCCCTTGTTGTGCTTCATGTATTTCTGAATGAACCTGATCGCGTTGTTCGCTTTCTTCTGGCTGAAAATATATGTGCCGTTCTCGATGCCGGTAACTATAATCTCATACAATAACCGGATCCATATTCCTGCCGGTTCCTCTCCGGATCTGATCCGCTGGTAATAAGCCAGGATATAGTTATCCATCAAGGAACTCCGCTAAATCATCATTGTCATCCTCCGGCGGCAGCATTGCCTCCAGCCGGCTGTTCACCATGTTGTAACTCTTGATCAGGCTGTTGTAAGCCTGCAGATCTGCGGAAGCTTTGCGGCCGTGCTGGTTTGCTCCGTTCTGATATTCCTCAGACGCACCGCTTTCAGCGATCACCTCGCGCAGTTCTTCCAGTTCAATCTCCATGAACGCCGCGTTCTGGATCAGGTGCTCTGCAATAGAGCGCTTTTTGTCGGGAAGCCGGGAATAGATCCGGTTCAGTTCGCTGATCCGCTTTTTAATCCGATTGTCTTTCCTCATCTTGGCCATATTGCACCCCCTTTCCGCGTAATTCGGAGTAAATCCAATGTTCAACGCTCGGTGCGGTGGCACCCCTTGCCGAATAAAAAATAGGGGGAAGTCAGCTGGTGATTGTCACCCGACCGAACTCGTCAATTTTGTAGCGCTGAGTTTTTCCGTGCCGCGCAGCATGACAGTCTCTGCACAATGACACCAGGTTTTTTTCATTCAAAGATATCTCCGGATTGTTTATGTTCTCCGGAGTCAATTCGATAATATGATGCACCGCATCCGCCGGCGTGATCAGTCCCTTCTTCAGACAGTCCTGGCACAATCCATGATCACGCTGCTTTACATTGTCCCTGCATAGCTTCCACGCATTGGAATTGTAGAACTTCACTGCGAACGGCCGCATGCATACCTCTTTGAAAGATATTTCTTCCGCCAGGATTTATATTTGATGCACATAAACGGATCTACACAGTTATCTCTTTCAATGCATTTGCCGCACGGCGCTTTCGTTTCAGCGTCTTCCTCTCGCATTCTCTCCTTGAATACTTCCGGATCAGTCAGATCATGTGCTTTATCCAGGTCTTTCTTTCGATGATGCTTTTCCTTTTTCATGGCACTACCTCCAAAAAAAAGCCTGCAGGTGGTTGTGCAGGCCGTTCACCGAGTTCCAGACTTTTGGTCCTGGTCCCATTATATCGATTTTGTAAAGCGACAGTGTCTAAATCACCATTTCTTCAGAATCTCCTCCAGGTTTCTGTATATAGAGTCTTTGTTCGTATACAGGATCCGGGCAATCATTCTGACCGGCATTTTCATCTCATACCGGTATATGAGCAGCTCGACCTCATCCGGATCCAGACGCTTTAGGAAGTCCCCGATGCTGATCAGCTCCTTTTCATATCGGTTAAACTCTTCGATCAGCGTTTCTTCTTTGTACATCAGCTCTGTAACTCTGGAATGATATACCGGTATGCTGCGCTGGTACTTTGCTTCCTCTGTTGATTTGATTGTCGGACTGCTGACCGATCCATTCAGTTCAATGTTCAGTTCCTCCAGCTCTTCCCAGATCTCAAGGACCTTTCCGGCTACGTAAGTGATTCCCTTCAGTTTGCCGTCCACATACTGGCACACTTCATCATAGATGATCATTTATTACCCCTTTTTTCTTATTATGGCGATGTAATAGTTTATCTGATAAATAACAACGCATTTTCTATGTTCTATCCTTATATAATGGTGTTGTAACATAATTTTCTTTCGATGTTACAACGCGATCACTGCGGCAGGTTTGCAATTGCGGACCTGTCTTTGTTTGTATCATCTTTCCCGATGCAGATATAGGTTTCTGTGATTCTCGGAGAAGCATGGTCATACAGCTTCATGACTTTATAAATATCTCCGGTTTCATCGTAGATCCATCTGCCGTATGACTTCCGAAGAGAGTGAGCACCGATATTTTTTTCAATGCCGGCCATCTTCGCAAGATCCTTTGTGCGTTTCCAGATCGTTTTCGGAACAATCGGCAGGTAATCTCCCAGCGATGCCCTGAAGAGATATTCATCATCTGTCATCCGGTTCCGTTTAACATAATCAGATATTTCTTTATAAACATCCGGATGCATTTCATAGCCAAAGTCTTTACCGGTTTTATACTCCCAGAAGTCCACAAAGCCGCCGCGGAAGTCAGATACTTTCAGTTCAGAGAGGACCCGGCACCGGCAGCCAACATTTACGCCGATCACAAGCATGATGTAATCCCGATCATGCTTATATCTTTCTTCCGGATCATCGCACCGATCACGCAGGATCTTTGCAATTCTGCACATCTCTGCATATTCGAATTTTGTAAGCGGCTGTGTCTTTCCCTGGCCTTTTGATTTCTTTTTTTGTACGGTCTTGCTGTCGGATTTCTTCAGCTGGTCACGCCGTACCGGACTTTTCCGCTTTCTCGGCATCATTTCCTCCTTTCTGCTTTGGAATAGAAGTCACCGATATCAACAGTTAGACGCTCAGTCATTGCTTTCCACTCCGTGCAATATCGCACCATTCAGACTATCTCCGAGATTTGCGCTCAGATAATCAAGGATATAATTCATTTCTTCTATAGTCGCGCGTCTGGCAGTTGTACATGTAGCGAACAACATGCCGCAGTATGTAATGTCCAGATAATGCTTTCCGTTTTCCTCTCTTTGCCGTATTCCGAAGAGAGCTCCTTCTTCTATGACTTTCATAACATGCTCAAATTCTTCAGGCGTCATATCAATGTCGAACTCAAATGTCACATCATCCGGATTCGAGAGTGTTTCCCTCAGCTTATTCAGTTCAGTAAGGTCAGTCATTCTTCTCTCCTTGCTACTCTTATCATTCCGGTAACAATTATTTGTGAAGAATCCTCATGAACAGACACACTCATCTCATCAAATAAGACATCAGCTAATTTGCCGGCAAGGCTGTGCTTTACATAACCATTGAGGAAATCTTTGTCCGCCACATCAACAACACATTGATCAAGTATCGTTCTTGCGTAAACCTTGCGGATATTCATTGGTTCATGATAAATCTCAACCAGATGCGGATATGGTTTTGGCTCTTCAAGTTTGAACTGAGTGCCGCAGTATTCACAAGTCATTGTCTTGCGGTTAATAGGTCCGCCACAGTTTGGACAATTAAGGTTTTGCACGATTTAGATCCTCAATTCTTTTAATCACATCATCTGCAGTCAGATATCCTGCCACTGAATCTCCATCATTCTCAGAAACAATACTGCCCATGATTTCTATTAATCCTTCTTCATATCCATATGATCCACGCTGGCATATTGCATCCCATTCTCTACGCTCATCATCTTCAACCGGAACACAAATCTGGTGTATGCTCCAATCTATTTCTTCGCCGAGTACTCTTTGAGTCAATTTTCTATCAATCCGCTCATATGGGATGCCTTTGCTTTTCAGATACTGTTCCAGTTTATTCAGTTCAGTAAGATCAATCATTCTTCTCTCCTCTCTGCCTGTTCTTCACAATATCGAACAATCAGTTTACGAATCGCCAACAAATCTTTATATCGCATTTCTACGCTTATCTCCCTGTCGGGGTCGCTAGCGTATACCATCATCCATGCATCGGTGTCCAGTGCGTGTTTAAGTGTTATACTATCCATTAATTTATTCATCCTTCTTTCCTCTCTGCCCACTCATCTTCTAAAAAGCGAATATATCAGCATTGTTATCAGCACACCGATCAGGAAGCCGAATAGTGTAATCATAGTTACTCTTGCGGCAATCAAATACATTTCGCTTTCTGTCATTCTTCCTCCTTATACGGTTCAGGCTCCGGCATCCATGCAATGACATTCACATCAACTTCCCACCGTGCAAGGTTTATGTAGTAGCACATGCAAGAGGTGTATTCAGTTCCATCTTCGTCTCGGATTGTCACATAGTATAGGCCTGTCTTTTTCGGGAGTCTAACACTGCATGGTATCCACTGCGGTTCAATGCTGACTGTCGGTGCTTCTCTCACAGCATCCAGCGCAGTGATGTAATCCGAATAAGTGTCAAAGTCATCACGGTCAATTCTGACCTTGTATGCATCTATCAGTCTTGGCATTTTCTTTCCCTTCGCTCGCTTCGATCATTCCGATCACATCGGCAGCTGTCAGCCATCCGATCACATCTCCATCACACAGGCTTCCATACAGTTCAAGGAGTCCTTCCTCATATCCGAATGATCCCCAGTTACAGATCACATCCCATTCTTTCAGCTCCTCGTTTTCAACCGGTACACAGATCTGATGTCTCTCTAACTGTGATGCATGGCCGTATTGATTCAGAATCTCATCCCGATCGATGCGCTCATATGGGATGTGCTTTTCACGGAGATATTTCTCCAGTTTATCCAGTTCTGTCAGATCTGACATTCTTCCACCTCATCCATCTGATTTTCTGACCGCAGTGTGGACAGTGATCAAACTCTTCACAGTCCAGTTCATAGGTCCATCCGCAACTCGGACAGGTCCATTGATCATATACCGGTATGCCGTCAGCATATCCATCGCCCCAGATGTCCGGAGTCATCGGATTCTGCTTCTTCAGAGCCTGGAGCGCCATCTCGATTGCTGGGTCCCAGCAGTCATCACACTGAGCAGTCAGGAATTCCTTCCGCTTCTCCAGCTCAGCGATAGCTTCTTCTACTGTGATTTCCATTATTTTTTACCTTCAATTCTTCTTTCCTCACAGTGATCTTACGATGGTAATTAATAGCCCAGTGATCACACCTAACTGGACAATAATTACATACAAAAGTCCGTTATTCATTATTCTTCTCCGATCAGGATCTTCGTCACCTCAGCGTCCGGGATCTGCATCTCCTCAGCAATTCGATACACCGACCAACCGGCTTCCCTGAGCGCAAATATTTTCCCGCGGTCGATCCGCCGTTCAGAGATCTTGCCAAACTTCCTCTGGATGAGGCCCCGAATATAACCCGGATCGATAGATCCTACAGCTCTCGTGATGTAGTCAATGCTGTAGCCTTCACGCCACAGCCGGAAGATCAGATCATGGTCGAGTCTAGTCTTGTTCATTGTAATCATCGTCCTCCCAATCAATCATCCTGCCGAACTGATGATGCTTGATCCATTTCTTTCTACGGCGGAATGCAAGCTGGATTTCCTTTCGCTCAGCGCTTGTCTCGCATTTAACCATAGCATCGAACACATCATCACGAATGTTATTCAGCTGCGTCATAGTCTTGCACCCGTTAATCTTTGCTATTATCTCCGTCATTGTTTGCCTCCAGCTCTTTGATCACATTGAGCACTGTCTGATCGGAACATCCGACTTCACTGGCGATTTGACGAGTACTCCATCCCGCACGATGCAGCGCCCCGATCTTTCCCCTGTCGATTGCCGGTTTGCCGGGTTTCTTTTGCTTCGGTTTCTGTTCTGGATCTTCGTCCTTTTTATTGTTGTTTCCCTGATCTGTGACCAGCGCAAAGCCTTTGACTGCGATCAGCTCCTCGACGCTGAGTATTGTGTCCACGCTCATCGGCACGAGCATACAGACCTGATTCGATCCCTCCGCGATGCGCTTGAGCGCACTGGTGAAATCAATCTCTTTAATCATTCCTCTTCCTCCAATGCTTTCTCTATTTTCCCGAGCTTGAATTTAAGCATTCTTCTAAAGAATTCTCTCTCAGTGTTTTCGCGGTCGAACCTCAGTAGCAGCTGAATACGTTCGTCTGTATCGTGAATCAGCGGACACCAGTCCGGCTTTTTGCCCAACATATCAGCATCTTCTATTTTTTTCTTTATGGCTGCGCATTCAGCGTACTCTCTGAGAGTGCATTCAATGCAACATTCCGGTGTATCAATCACCAATATACTTTTACTCATCTAATTCCTCCTCGATTCCATCACGGAACCGTTCGCTGTTTGTTATTGCTTTCATAACCCCGAAGCGTACCGACTGCTGACATACCGCCAGCATTTTCTCGTAGACATCCGAAGTCACTCGTTCTTCGATCCATGCCATTGTGCCGTATACTGCGTCACGAGTCCGAGCCATCTCTCTCGAAAGAAATTCACCTTTAGGCATGGTTATTTCCCCCTTGGGAATTTAGCAGCTATATTTGCTGGCACGATCTTCAAACTCTTCAGTAACTCCCAAACCTGAAGCGGGTCGTTATTTGTCCGGTCACCCGGATCAATGGCAAGATTCCCGTCTTCGACCGATCCTTTAGTCAGTCTGTACGGGAAAGCCGGATACACACGTCCATAAACATATCTGGCTGGTTTTCTTGGATCTGTCTCAAGATTCACATAGCAGTCATGAATCGGTACGTCTGTATATGCCTTAGAGACTCCGTACGGCAGGCTGTAATCGTCAGCCATTGTTTCCGATCCTCTTGACCGTATTGCCGGCTATTGCTGTGATCGGTTTCGAGGCGATTGCCTTATGCTTTTCCTGGATCTGTACGTTCTCGTATGCTTTCATGAACCTCGGCTTTTCAAATTGATGGACGTTCGCGCTGGTAAGCCGGAATGCCAAGTCGATCAGATCGTTCGGAGTGCAGATCTTCCGAACAAGATCCGGAAGACCTCTCCATGCTCTCTCAGCATCGCCGTAGTCAGTTTCAGACCAGAGGCTCATGTAAGCACACCTGACCTCTTCCCAGGCTTCCTCCGCACTCATAGCGGGTACGGTTTCCCTGTGCATCAGCTCGACTATGTCTGCGATCTTCGGCGGGAATTTGCTGGTCCTGATGTGCTGCTGCAGTGCTTTGCTTACCATCTCGTATGGTTCAGGAAGCATTGACTGCCATATGCCGACTGTCAGATCATCCGGTTTCATCGAACCCGGGAAAGCCCCTGAAATAACTGTCAGGATCTTCAGAGTCTCCTCTTTGTTCATTCTTTTCGTGCTCCTCTCTCAACATGTCCATGAATGTCTTTTCCTTTGCCGGTATCTGATCATTCCAGGACTGTTTTTTTAACCAGTTCTCCGGATACGGGATATATTTCTGCTCACGGTCTGCGAATGTCGTTTCCATCTGTGCCTTCAGCGCCGACATCACCCGATCGAATGTTTCGTGATCTGTGACGGCTTCCTTGAATGCCTGGAAAGCTGACTGCTCGCGGACCTTTTTCGGATAGATCTCCCAGAACTGGCGGAACTGCAGATCGACAGCATCGACCAAATCCGCAGAACCGGGATCATCCCTCTCCGTATAGATTGTTCTTCTTGTTTTCTTGTTTTCTTGTTTTATTGTTCTATCAGTATCAGTCACTGTATCAGTGGGTGTATCAGTCACTGTATCAGTGGGTGTATCAGTCACTGTGTGCTCATCGCTTTGAAAAAACTGATATTTGTTGTAATTAATCACGTTTATGACCGTATAGCCGTGTGTGGTATTTCTGACAATTTCGCCGGACTTTTCGAATTTTTTCAGCCAGTACCTGATTGTGTTGATTGATACACCACAATCCTCCGCCATGTTCCGGAGGGATCGCGCCAGCGACCCCCTCGGAATAAGCGTTCCATCTCTGAGAAATCCGTCTGCCCAGTTCGCCTCTACAAGCAGATACAACCAGATAGCTCTCGCTGTATTGTTATGCCACCACTTCCAGCCAGTGATCCTTCTGTTAATGACGATGAATCCATCAGCTCCTTCTGACTTCATGATGGCTCACCCCTCTCAGAACGGCAGATCGTCTGGATTGATACCGGCATCAATTCCTGTATCAAATCCGTCTATCAGATCTATTGGATCAGCTGCTGCTACAGCTTTGCTGATGTCATCCCTGCTGATAGATGTCCCGCCAGATGGATAGTCAGATCTTGATGATCCGGAACTCTTTTTCGTGCTGATCAGGCTCAGCCGGTCAGCCAGGACTTCTGTCACATAGACCTTCTTTCCGTCACGGTCATCATAGTTTCGCGTTTGGATCTTGCCCTCCAGCTCGACCATGTCTCCCTTTTTGCCGTACCCGGTCAGATAGTCAGCTGACTGTCTCCAGGCAACGCACTGGATGAAATCAGCTGTCTGCTGAACCTGAGCATTTTTCGAGACGTGCCGGTCAACTGCTAATGTGAATGAGCATACTGACAGCCCCGTCTGCGTCTGCTTCGCTTCCGGATCTTTCGTCAGTCTCCCTGTCAGCTGAACACTGTTCATGGTTTCCATACCTCGATCCGGACTTCCATCCTTGGTTTGTCTGAATACATCTTTACAATGTGTTCATCCACAACCTGAGCATCGTCATGCCAGACGATACCGTTCAGTGCATCCTTCAGTTTGCTGATATTATCAGAATCGGGTTTTTTAGTCGGTCGAATATAACCGGCGATCGCCAGCTTCTGCTTTTTGGCTGACCATGATGCCGGGATTCCGAAATATGCCAGCATCTCGATCTTTAATGGAATATCTTTAACGAATGGATTGAAATTCGGATATTCATTCCGGAATGCGATCTTAAGAAGATTCTCATAGCGCGCTGTTTTATCCGGCGTGTATGCTCGCGGATATCCGGAAACGGTCGAGAACTTCGGCCTTCCTTTTCCGACCGGCTCACCAGGAACCACGAATTTCAGAACGTTCGGTGATTCTCCGTCAAACAGGTCAGTCATCATCGACCTCTCCTGTCTCTTCGTTGAAAAGACTTGTCTGCCCTTCCGGTATTTTTGTTTCTTCCGGTTTTCTTTCATATGGAGCTGGCTTAGGTGTCACCTTCCATCCGACATACAGCTGCGTGTCAATTCTTGAAAGCTCGATATCGATCGTGATCTTTCTCTTTGCCTTCTTGTCTTTATAGCGACTCATTGTGTCAGTGATCATGTCAGTGATCGCGTGATTGATTAATATCCTCAGCTCATCACCGTTGATGCTGAGAAGATCATCGATTTTTATCCCCAGATCTGTATAAGCTGCCATGTATCACCTCAGAACAGACTGTCACCGGCATCCTGTTGGATAACCGGAGCAGCTGCAGTTTCCTGGACTGATTCACCTGTCTCGGCATCGATCACCGGCATCACTGGAGTGATGTTCTGTTCCGGCTCAACTGTACCCTGTTCCTCAGCTGTATACATGCCTCCGAGTGACGTAGGGAAAGCTTCTCTCAAAGCCTGCACCTGAGCTACCTTGCGGATCATGGTCGCTGGTTTTGTTGTCCACTGAGCATTAACAGAGCCATCTTTCTTTTTCCCGACATATTCATCGAAACTGACTTCGATGCGTGTGGAGTGTGTGCGATCCTTGCGGAATACTTCGGCCCAGCCTCCGACAACCGTTTCTGACGGTTCTCTCATCATGCCGGTACGATATTCATAGTCGCCATTTTCAAGTTTTACGATGATTCCGGATTCCATGCCGTCATACTCCGGATGTGCTTCAGCACGTTTCATAAATGCCTCTTTACCAATAACCAGAGTCGCTTCAGAAGTACCGTATTTGATCAGATACGCTTCCTTCGTCCAGGGATTCAGCTGCTGATATTTGCAAAGATTGATAAACATTGCCAGTTCCTGATCTGTGACTCTTTCCGGATCTCCGGATACCAGATACGCCTTGACCATTCCAGGCGTCAGTTTGATTTCGGCACCGTTGGCCATGTATGTGACGATGTTGTTCTGTTTCTGAGCAGGCTGTGCTTTTCTGCTGATATTATTTGATACTGCCATGATTATTTTCTCCTTTCATACTGAGACTTTGTCTCCTGATTGACCGTGATCCGGATGCCGTTCTCTTTCAGAAATCTGTCGAGTGCGATCATCTGATCGCGTGTAAGTTCAACATGGAAGTCACGAACATAGATTGTCTCCGTCTCTATGACGTCTTCCTGTGGCACGTTCTGAGCCTCCTGGAGGCGCTTCTTCTGTTCCGCGAGTTCTGCTTCACGGATTGCCTGCTGTTCTTTCAGCCTTGCCTCCAGCTCAGCCTGACGTGCTTCCTGTTCGACTTTGCGATCCCATGCGTCACGGGTTCCCTTATAGTCCAGTGTCCTGAGATACTCGCTGATCATCCACTGCATTTTTGCGTTGTCGCTTATGGTATCGACAGCGATCATATGCAGCTCATCGCGTACCTTTGTGGCGATGTCAGTCAGTGCCTGCTGCCACTGTTTAGTGCTGACTGACTTGTTCAGCCACTTCTGATCGAAGATCTGCTCGAACGGGATCAGTTCCTTATCGGGTTTGATGTCAAACCAGAACTGCTCCATTTCCTTCCGCTTGGCTTCCTTTTCAGCCTCTTCGAATGCCTTGACCTGAGCGTCGATCTCACTGGAAACCTCGTCGACCTTTCCGATCAGCTGTTTGACCTGATCTGCAAACTCGTCATACGGTGCGCAGAATTCTTTCTTCAGCTGGATCTTGCGATCATTCACTGCTTTCTTAAATCCGTTCAATGCTGCGCGGTCTTTCTTCGCTAGTACGATCTGATCGGCTGAGTAAACAACTCCTTTGTACTTTGCCAGGTTGGCATCCAGTGCCTTGTTCAATTCCTCGAAATTCCATTTCAGAAGACCGATCCTCTTTTCGTAGATCTGAATCTCCATTGGTGTTGCTGCATTGTTTTCTGACATTTTTTCCTCCTGTTAAATCTGCGGTAATGTGAGCGCCGGCTCTCTCCTGGGAATGACGTATTCATTCCAGAATCTGAGCACACCTTCCTTAACTGTTTTCAGATCTTCCTCAGCCTCCGAGCGCTCAATGTGATAGATCCGGATCTGACTGTATTTCTCGTCATATGTGAGTTCCGCAATCAGATCTACAAAATCAAAGCCTGTGACATTCAGCCCGTGCAGGACCTGAATGTAGTAGTTATCCGGCAGATGATTATCGTGCCATTTCTCTTTCTGCATGGCAGACATCGGGCTGGCTGTCTTGACTTCCAGGATTCCGCATCTGCCTGTTTTTGTTTCCATGAGAAGGCCGTCCGGGCTGTAAAGCAGTTCAGGATGCTCCCGATTGCTGAGCACAACGTTCGGCATATAGTGCACGTCAACGATCCCGAGCTTCTTTGCCTGGTACAGTCTCCTGATCGCGTCTTCCGCAGCCTGTCCGTACTTGACGCGGGCATTGTTCGAAATATCCGGCGCTTTCTTTTTGCCGGTCTTGATCATCCACAGATCGAGATTCGACCTCCATGGGTTCATCCCGATCGCAGCGGATGCATCCGATCCGCCGATCCCACTGACACGGCCTCCGAGCCACTGCTTCCTGGATTTGTAAATGTGCACGGAATAATTAGGATCTTCCGAGAGAAACAGAGTCTTTTTGTAGGCTATCATGATCTCAGCCTCCCATTACAATCGTCGAACAGTTCGTCCGCTGATGTATCCTGCACTAATTCCTCCAGGCTGATACCCTTCTCATTTGCTTTGTCGCGGATCATTAAGAATGTCATCAAGATATTATCGACTATGCTCTTGTTTTCGGTCTGATCAGCTGCATCCTGCATCGCGACAAGGATCATAGTTGCTTCCGCACACAGCAGCTCTACAGGTCCTTCCAGTCTGATTTCTGTTCCGCTTTTGCTTTTCTTCGATACGATCATGACCTGTCCTCCCTGTCCGGAATTGCCGGCCCTGTCATCGGCTGGCTGAGCAGTTTCCACTGAGACTCAATGTTGCTGTATGTCCAGTTTTTGAGATTAGTAAATTTATGTTCGGTATTGCCTGCATACTCGGACAGACGGGTAAGCAGATCGTCCTGACCGTGCTGACATACAGTGATATCTTTTGCCATTTCCCTGATGACATTTGCCTGTGTGTTGACGAGCTTATGCAGCCCCTTGATCTGCGCCTTGAGCGTAACGATCGCCACATATCCGCAGGCCAGCAGACAGATCTGCATCAGGCCAATTACTGTGATTGTGAGTCTCATAATCTGAACCCCACTACGAACAGAACCGATAAAGCCCAGAAATACAGGCCGATGAGAATAACTACAGCATTCCGGATGGTTTCCAGAGCCTTCCGGATCTGTGGTCTTAAATGACGTTTTTTCATGATTTGATCTCCTTAATTTGGTAAAATGAGATCGGTTGATTTAACCGATCGAGTCCCGTTTCCGTCACGTCCTGGGACTCTTTCTTTTTCTGTTTCCATTCCGCAAACTCTTTCTGGATCTGCGGATCGCTGAACATCTCGGCTGCGAGTCTTCCGATGCACCCGACAAGATCGTCGAGCATGTCCCTGTCGATCTCGTTCATAGACCTTCCAGGGTCATGATGTCGACGAGGCTTTTGATGTTCTGGCCCTCAATGATCACATTGTCCTTATCGACCTCAAAGATCTGAGCGCCTGTGTCCGGCAAAATGATCTCTTTGTCATAGACGAACCGATGCCGGTTGATGTCATAGTGTGACCTGCGGTACATCCGCTGGATCTTGATGAAATGTCGGTCTTTCAGCCACAGCTCGGACACTCGAATTGGTGGCATATTAATGACCGCAATCCATGCATCGTCGGATCTGAGCCATTCTTCACGGGCTTTTTTCGTTTTGAATTCCTGCATTGTGCACCTCAACTTACAAAATCTAACGGTATGCTGCAGAATTCTCCGTCCTCGTCGTATCCGGCAAGAATCACGTTTCCGAAATAAACCTCTCCAAGTATCCGGGCAGATGGCTGCAGTCCCTTCAGACGTCCTTCTTCGTTGCAGATCAGGACAGTATCTTTGCTCAGTGTGACCGTCTCGATGTAACCCCCGACGATCTTCTGCATGGTTTCAAGGGTGTTATCGATCTCGGCCTGTTCCAGGTAATCGGTCTCAGGCCTTGCGATAAACACCGTGATTTTTGGTTCTTTCATGTCAGCTCCTTTCTTCTTGTGCCATATTCTGGCACTCTGTCGTCAAAAAAATAATGTCTTCTCGCGGGAGTCCGACCAATCGCGCAAATCGGTCAGCCTCATCAACATAGAATCGAGTCGCACCGCTTTCCTTGTTTCTGTATGTTTTTTCTGACATACCAAGCTTCTGTGCCATATCCGCCTGAGAAATCTTTGCAAGCCGGCGCGCCTGTTCAACTGTAAACGCCATTCAATCACTCCTTTCCTTTGTGCCATTTTGTGGCACATCATTAGTCTATGCTTAACGTTTTTTTTAGTCAATAATAAAATGCCATTTTTTGGCACTAAATTACTTTTATGCGTTAATTAAATGCTAAAATGAAAGCGATGGGGGAAAGAAGAATATGAGTAGCAAGACAAAAAGCAAATACTATGTCGCCATCGGCAAAATTCTGAAAGAAGAACGAAATAAAGCAGGATATTCTTTAGACCGCCTTGCCGAACTGATCGGAGAGTCGAAATCAAAGTCTACATTAAAACGATACGAAGACGGGAAAAGCCGTCCGGACCTCGACACACTGTCCTCGATATGCGCAGAACTTAATATCGACATGAATGACGTCATAAGCCGAGCACAAAAAGAAGCCGGTATGGAAGTAGTAAAGAATGCTGCACTGAGTTCTAATGAGATTCGTCTTATCAATATGTACAGGAGAATACCGAAATACCACCAAAGTAATGCATTCGAAATGATTGCTTTGTATTTTCTGAATGACAACATTGACGCAATCGATGAATTCGGCGGAGATCGCTATATCGAATATATTCAGAACTTACCGCTGGATGTTACACCAATCGAGGAGGACTGAGGCATGGAAAAGAAAACCACTGAAGCGATCCCTGCAGTCATCTATGCTCGATACAGCTCGTCCGGACAGCGTGAGGAAAGTATCGAAGGTCAGATCCGAGAGTGCACTGAATTTGCTGAAAGAAACGGTATGCGCGTGATAAAGACTTATGCTGACAAAGCTCTGACCGGTCGCACTGATCGAAGACCAGACTTTCAGAAAATGATTGCTGATTCAGAAAAGCATCTGTTCGATGTCGTCATCTGTTGGAAGACGGACCGCTTCGCCCGCAACAGGTACGATGCAGCAGTCTACAAGGCAAAACTCCGAAAAAGCGGAGTAAGGCTCGTCTATGCCAGGGAAGCCGTTCCTGACGGTCCGGAAGGCATCATACTGGAGTCAGTCATGGAAGGCTTTGCTGAGTATTACAGCGCCAACCTGGGAGAAAATGTGAAGCGCGGGAACTACGACTCCGCACTGCAGCACAAAACTCTCGGAAAACGTGTATTCGGTTACCGCAAGTCAGCAGACGACACTTTCGAGCCAGATCCGGAGAAGGCTCCGATTGTCAGGGAGATCTTCCAGATGTACAAGACCGGCTCCCGTATGAAAGACATCGTCGATCAGATGAACAGCCGGAACATAAAGACAGCCATCGGCGGTCCGTTTAACGAGAGCAGCGTCAGCAAGATCCTGCGCAATGAGAAGTATGTCGGGACATACATCTGGGGCGACATCCATGACGAGGACGCGATCCCGCCGATCGTGGACAAGGATACATTCCAGTCGGTACAGAAACGTCTTGCCGGATCTAAGAAGAGAAGACGTGAAGTCGACCTCGACAGGCCGACCTTCCTGCTGACCGGGAAGTGTTTCTGCGGGCATTGCGGTGCTGCAATGGTCGGTGACTCTGCAAAAGGCAAGACAGGAATCCAGTACTGGTACTATACATGTCAGAACAAAAAGCGGAGAGCCTGTGACAAGCGCCGAGAGCCGAAACAGGATCTGGAGGACTTCGTAGTGCATCAGCTGGTGACATTTCTGCATTCGGACGAGACATTCCTGCAGACGCTCTCCCAGAAGGTCGCCGACAGCCTCGTGGATGGCACATATCAGGCAGAACTGGAAGATTTGAAGAAACGGCAGGCAGATGTGCAGCGCAAGATACAGAACGCGCTGGATCTGCTTTTAGACAGTCCATCCAAGGCGATGCAGGCACGTCTGCAGGCATTGGAACAGGAAGACGAACAACTTACCGCCCAGATCGAAGAAAAGGCTCTGAATGCCCCGCCTGCGCTCACAGCAGACCATATCCTGTTTATGCTGACCCGCCTGTCGGATGGGATGGAATCAGATCCGGAATACCGGAAGCGGATAGTCGATATCTTTCTCAACTCCGTCTACGTATTCGACGACGGCCACATCGTGCTGCATCTCAATTTCACGCAGAACAGCGAGCCGGTGTCGCTTGAATTTACGAAAGAGTTCGGACAGACTGGCTCTATGCCAGCC